CGAGCAATCCGTCAAGCGATTGCTCGAAGACGTGATCACGCGCTGGGGGGTGACGGCGCGCTTCAGCGTCAAGGCGACACACATCGAGACGCCAGCTGGCGGGCGGATTATCTTTCAGGGCATGCAAAATCACACCGCTGATTCAATCAAGTCCCTCGAAGCCTACACGGTGGCCTGGGTCGAGGAAGCGCAGACGCTCAGCCAACGCAGTCTTGATCTGCTGCGCCCGACGATTCGCGAGGAGCACTCAGAACTCTGGTTTTCGTGGAATCCCTCGCAGCCCACCGATCCGATTGATGCGCTGCTCCGCGGGCCGTCGCCTCCGGACGACACGGTCCTGTGCGCCGCGACGTATCGGGACAATCCCTGGTTCCCCGAGGTGTTGCAGGCTGAGATGGCGTACGACCGCGATCGCGATCCCGAGAAGTACGCGCATGTCTGGCTCGGGGAGTACGAGCGGCACAGTGAGGCGCGCGTGTTCCGCAATTGGCGCGTCGCCGAGTTCGAGACACCGGCGACCGCGATCTTTTATCTCGGCGCCGATTGGGGCTACGCCGTCGATCCAACTGTCCTCATCCGGTGTTGGGTGCAGGGGCGCATGCTCTACATTGACGGCGAGGTGTATCGCGTCGGCTGTGAGATCGATCATCTCCCACAGCTTTTCGATACTCTCGATGACGGGATGGCGCGGCAGTGGCCGATCCGCGCGGATTCGGCGCGGCCTGAGACGATTGCGTATCTGCAACGGCACGGGTATCCAAAACTCCGACCGGCGCGCAAAGGCCCGGCGAGCGTGAAAGAAGGCATAATCTTCTTGCAATCGTACGACCTCGTGGTGCATCCTCGGTGTCGGCACACGATCGATGAGCTGACCATGTATCGCTATCGCACCGATCCACTCACAGGCATCGTGACCCCGCAGCTCATGGAGACGACCAATCACGTCATCGACGCGCTGCGGTACGCGGTTGAACAGGTACGGCAGGCGTATACTGGTGCGGCGCCGTCTGCGGTCGGCGAGCAGGCGAGCTACTGGCGCAGTGGACCCGCCTAATGCTGCTCCCGTTTCATTCGCTGTGCGCGTCGTGCGGAGGCTTGGATGCGGCGCGCGCGTACTGTGAGACGCGCTGTCTCGCGAACGGCGCGAATGGCTTCGAGATCGTGAGTGCCATCGGCCAGATCGCGACATCGCCCCATTTGCACGTGACGTGCGCGCGTTGCGGGTACGTCTGGCTCGAACGCTGTCTTGGACTCCCGATGATGGAGGGCACCGCATGAATCGGCTCGCGCTGGCGAAGGCGACGACGACGGCGCAGCGATTTATTGAAGTTGGGTCATCTGGTCTCAAGCAGTTCAGTGGGATCCTCGACGACGAATTTCTGCGCGAGTTGCGCGGGGCGAAGGGAGCCGCCATCTATCGGGAGATGGCGCGCAATGACGCCGTGGTGGGCGCCTCGCTGTTCGCGTATACCACACTCGCGAAAGAAGCCACGTTTCGGATTGACCCCGCAGAGGTTGATGACCCACTCGCAGAAGAGATCGCCGCATTCGTCCGCGGGGCGCTGTTCGAGGATCTGAATCTGTCGTGGCGCGATGTGCTCAGCGAAATTCTGTCGATGCTCACGTACGGGTGGGCGTACCTCGAAGTCGTCTACAAGCGGCGCGCGGGAGAGACAGGCAAGTCCGCCAGCCGGTACGACGATCAGAAAATCGGCTGGCGCAAGTGGGCGATTCGCGGGCAAGATACGCTCGATGCGTGGCAGCTCGATGACGCTGGCGGCATCCAAGGCTTGATTCAGCGCGCGCCGCCGCGTTATCAGCGGGTCGAGATTCCCATCGAGAAAGCGTTGCTGTTTCGCGTGGGCGCGGAGCGCGGCAGTCCCGAAGGGCAATCGATTCTGCGCACCGCGTATCAATCGTGGTACTACAAGCGCCGCATTCAGATCATTCGTGGGATTGGGATTGAACGCGACCTGGCGGGATTGCCTGTGATCACGCCACCCGAAGGCGTGGACCTCTGGAACACGAATGACAGCAGCGCCGTCACGATGAAAGCGCAGGCGGAAAAAATCGTCCGCAACATTCGGCGGGACGAACACGAAGGCATCGTCAAGCCGTTCGGGTGGACAATCGAGCTACTGACCGCCGGGGGGAGCCGGCAATTCGACATCACGCAAGTCATCGCGCAGCTCAACAGCGAAATCGCCATGTCGATGATGACGGATTTTTTACTAATTGGCCACGAGCAGATCGGCGCGCGCAGTCTCGCGACGGATAAGCGGGCGGTGTTCTCACATGCGGCCGCAAGTTTTCTCGATAGCGTGTGCGAGACGGTGAATCGGTTCGCGATTCCCGCGCTCGTGCGACTGAACGGGTGGCCGGGCGCGCTCGCACCGACGTTGCAGCATGGCCCCGTCGCTGAGATTGAGCTGAATGAGCTGACGCAGTTCATCGAGCGCACGGCCAACGCGGGATTGCTCTTCCCCGATGAAGGGTTGGAGCAATATCTGCGCGCGCGCGCGCTGTTGCCCCCGGCGCCCGCGCGTACCGTGCCCGACGCTGTGCCGATGGAGGTTGCGCCGATGGAGTCGTCCGCATGATCCCTGAGGAGATGCGCCCAGCCGTGCGGCGGTTCGCTGACGCAGCCGAAGCTGGCGTCGTCGCGCGCACGCTCGGCGCGGTGTCCCGGTCATCGGCACCGTGGGCGGCGCAGCGGTCCGCGATTGTCCCTGAGCTGGCCGCGGTGTACCAACGGGTCCACGCGTACACGCGCGAGACGGTGGCGCGACAGGTGGGCAGTCAGATGGTGGCGAAGCGCGGGCCGGCGCTCGATCCCGTCGCACCGGCTCGACTTGCGTACGCACAGCAACACGCCGGCGATCTCCTCACGAACATCACGCCCTCGGCGCAGGCCGCGGTGCGACAGACCATCATCACGGCTGTACGGGATCGGCTGTCGCCCGCGCAACTGGCGACGAAGTTACGGCCGCTGATCAGCGTCACGGCGCCGCAAGGGCAAGCGATCACACGCCGGGTCGATCAGTGGCTCGCCGACGGGCTCTCGCCGGCCACGATCCAGCGGCGCTTCGACGCTGCGATGGCGAAGGCGACTCGGCAACGCGCGCTCACGATTGCGCGGACGGAACTACTGACCGCTGCGAATGCCGGGCAGCAGGCGGCGTGGATGGAGGCGCGGACGGCGGGTCTGATACCCGACGGCATGGTGAAGGAATTTATCACGACGCCGGATGATCGGCTGTGCCCGATCTGTGAACCGCTGGATGGGGAGCAGGTCGAGCTGGACGCGCCGTTTTCGTTCGGCGGTCAGTATCCTCCCGTGCATGTGTCCTGCCGATGCACGACAGGGCTCGTGCGGTCACGTCGCGCGGCAGAACGTGTGGATAGCGGCGGTGAAGCGCGGCCAGTGACGATCAACGAGGTGTATGCACGGCTCCCCGCGTCTGATCGCGCACTCATCGAGAAGATTCCGGTTGTCGTGGAACCCGGGGAGCGGGTCGCTGGTGGGGCATTCGGGTATTTCGACCCGTACGATCAGCGCATCGTTGTCGGCAGCCTATCCTTCGAGCGCGGTGGCGGACTGCTCGCGCATGAAGTGGGGCACGCGTTTGACAATCGGCTGATTGGCGGTGGTGGACCTGGTCGGTGGTTCTGGTCAGACGGCGACAAAGCATTCAAGGCGGCATGGAAGGCAGATTGGGCGACGTTGGGGCAGACTCCACTCGGCAAGGAGTACAAAACATTTCTGACGCGCCGGTATACGTCGCAGCAGCGCGGGCAAGAACTCTTTGCCGATTTGTACGCGACGCAGCGTGCCGGCATGCCTATCCGAGGCAGGGCGTTTAGTCCGACTGATATGCAGCAGTTGTTCCCGAAAGCCAGCGCCATTGTGCAGACAGTCGGACCGTGAGAGGAGAGACATTGCATGGCACTTATGCTCTTGAAGCGCGATAATGGGTTCGCGGTCATTCTTGGCGCCGTGTCGCGCGGCGTCGATCGCCCGCCGGCCGATGTGGCGATTGAGGTGTCGCGAGAGGATGTGGTTGAAGGGCGCCGGATTGCGGAGTGGCCGAGTGGGATGCATGAGATTTCAGATACCCCGACCATCCGTCGCGCGGCACGGTAAGGACTCATGATGCTGACGCCACCTCATCCTCCACAGATCCAAATGATCTGGAAAGCGGACGCAAAGCGGTATACACTCGGCATCGTGTACGAGCCGGACACGGTGGATACCCAAGACGATTACGCCACGGCCGACACCATCGAACAGGCGGCGTGGGCGTATCTTGCGGATCTGCAAGGGCTCGCGAAGACGGCACGTGTGGTGCTTCGCGCGTGTGTGGATCGGCGTGGTATCATCGATCTTGATGTCACCGATCTCCTCGCGAAAGGCGCCGGTCTCGATGACCAGCACGCGCACGTGACCGAGGATGTGGGCACGGTCGTCGAATCGTATGTGGCGCCGGTGGATTTCACGCTGGACGGGGCGCCGGTCAAGCGAGGCGCGTGGCTCCTGGGGGTGGTGTGGTCGCCGGAGATGTTCGCGAAGATTCTCGCGGGCGAGCGCACTGGGTTGAGTCTATACGGACGCGCGGAGC